ATCCACGTACACCGACAATTTGGATGCAAAGGAATCATTCCCCGTGCTTGTTCAACAGAAAAGACCTCTCCATTTAAAGCACCACACCGTTCACACATTCGGGAGTCGTTTGCACTTACCCATTCGGCAACAATTTCTACTCCTTCTAATTTCCAGTTAGAAAACTCCTGTAGAGTTGCTTCCGCATGTGCATGGATTATTTCAGTACGAGCTAACATTTCTGCCCTACGCTTAGCAGGAATAAAACGTCCCAATGAGTCCGTTATCCCAAGTTTTCCCATACCAGTACCATCAATAGTAGCTCGCAACTTCCTTTCTAAAAGTGTGGGGTGATCTCCATCTGCTATACCCTGAGCAAGGATACGACTGATTTGGGTATCCATAGCAGTGGTTATTCCTTTCAATCCATTAAATGTACGCGAGTACAACAATTCCAACCGATCCACATGAAAAGGATTCCCCATTACTGCATCTATTCCACCAGTCTGCTCAATATTAGGTATTCCGGACACACTACGTTGTAACTCATATCTGGCTCGGATCACCCCACGTTTGTAACTATCTGCAATGTACTTGTTTGTCCATGCTCCTTCAATACCTATACCCACTTGCTGAAATTCACTGACTTGCAACAAACCACGATCCACCTGTTGATCCAACCAACGCATAAAGGCATCTACCTTATCTGTACTACGAGCAAAAGCAAAAGCCCCACTCACCGGAGGAGTCAATTGTAACGTCTGAGGACTGGTTGTACTGCGTAATCCAAAACAATCTTGTTCCACCACCGCCTGATGAACCACCCGAACCAACTCAGCGAATCTCTTACGCATATCTCGTACAAATGCTGCACGTAACACAGTTGTCCGTGTAGGATCATATCGATTTGTTGCATAGTTGCTAATATGATTACAAGTACTTATCATGTTTCTTGTTCTAACTCTTCCTCAATGCTTTGCATTTCTTTTTGTTCCTCCACCAAGTAAGTATCTCGTTCTTCCATGATCAAATTAACTTCCTCCTGATTTAATCCCAATGCTATCCTTAAGAATGATTCCGGTGGAACGATTTCCTGAGCTCCAGGATTTGTTGCATAATCCCGGAGAGCGGAAGCTCTGTTTTTACCAATCTCTGTCTTCTCCCGGTCACTTTGTGCAAACAAATCCTCCCACTCTACCGTGTATCCATCCTCTCTGGTCGGGGGTAGAATTCTCAGCTCAATACACCGATCAACAAACTTCCTTACAATACAAGGATCAGCAAAATCCTCCCTCCTTTTCTGGATATAACTTAACCATTCTTCTCTATCCTGACTACTGGCCAGTTCTCCACGTTCACTACCCGTAAGAATTCGCTTTGGAATTCCAGTACGAGCAGAAATCATTTGAATTTGGATATCTACATGAGATTTTGGATCACTGACCTGTGCTCCCAATGTTTTTATATCCACACCTTGCGTAGTTAAAAATCTACGGAGATCATGTTCAAACTCATCCATCTGATCCTGCAAATCTTTTTCAACAGCCGAAGTGAGTTCAAACTCCTTGTCTATATTTCCATGATATCCCGGACGGGCACCACGCCAAAACATTTCAGCACTCCCCCCAGTCAACTTCTCCAAATCTACCAATCTATTCCAAACAGCCTCCAAACGAGGTGTCCCGTACACCAGGGAATTAAGTGGATTGTCAACAATATGAACTACCCGAGTGTGGTGAACCACAAGGGTTTCCGATCCACCATCAGGATTACTTACCTCAATAGTGTAAGTCAGTGGTAATCCGTAACGGGGATCAGATTGAGTTTTTACCCACGTTTTTACTGTTACATCCCCCTCTCCAAAAGCTCGTACATACAGTAATTTTTTCCCGGGAGTAGCCGGCACCGCCCAATGTTCCTTTCTTCCGATATCATTCAATCCAAGCAGAACAATTCCGAATCGACCAATACCAGTGAGTTTGTCCACTTGATTAAACACTGTTTTCAATGCAAGTTCCTTGCATAACTCTTTCCACCCTTTTTCCAAAGGAGTGTCCTTATCGTCATCACTCTCCAATAAAGTCACCGGTCCCCGCCAAGTAGCATCCACTGGGCGATCGATAATTGCTCCAGCAATGTCCTGCCGAGCATAACGAGAAGCATAATCCTCGTACAGGATTGTTGTCGGATAACCGAGTGCCTGGTAAATATCCCGATCCCCACCATACTGATATCCCAACCGGGAAGCAAGCAATGCCCTGGAAACAAGTTCACTTAGTGTTTGCAACTTCTGACCGGATGTTGTTGTTCTGTTCATAACAAAAATGATTAATCTTTATCACTACTTTCCGTACTTCCCCTAATGTTAGTCTCCCGAGCTTGCATGATGTATTTGCGCAAATCCTCCATCTTACGGTAAAACTCCGGGAACCGCTCCGGGAAAGAACCCTGATATAACGAAATCATTGCTTCATATTGTAAAGACCAGTATTCTGTGAAATGCACATAAATTTCCCACGGTGTGCTGTGTTGCCATTTCTCATTTAACAGAAGTTGTTCCTTTTTTAGATTGTTGATCTCGGTGGTGTTAACTGCTACTGTACGAATCTGGTAATACCCTAAAGAAACTACCACTGCTGCCATCCCGATTAAACCAGCAACAAACCATCCACGGATACGTTTGAATTGCTTTTCTCGCTTGTCATAAACTTCAATCAAACGATTGTACTGCTGTTTGATTTCTTTCAAAAAATCTTGTTCCTGATCACCCATATCTTTTACATATTTGGTTTTACTGTCTTTTGTACATATAGTAATCCGTACACAACATTCTTAACATAATCCCCTGTTGAGTCATACAACACAACTTCATACTTCAAAGTGTCTTCACTCAAATCAACCGTATCACTTGCTTCAATCCGAAAAGTGATTTTACTGGACACCTCATCAATTTCTCCATCCACTTCTATCAAAATACTACCTCCCGCTTCCTTAGCAGCATACAACGTTGTCTGATAGTCCGATTCCCAACTGTCCACACCGGACACTGTCACTACAATAACAGTAGTTCTACCCTGATTAATTGTTATGTCTGTCTCAGTTGCCATGTTAATCCACTGTTGCTTCTAATTCAATTACTTCTACCGACCCTGATAATTCCTGCTGTTGTTCAACTACTGCCGTTATCTCTGTATCATAGTAGATTGGCGCTGGAGAAGTTACCATCTTCCCATGCACATCGGTCTTCTCTCCCCGGCGTACTTCAATGCCTGGTATCTCAAGGTCCTGATACCCCGGTTTGGTTACAACTATGCGATAGGGATGGTAATACACAAGCTCATTGACTACGGCAACACCACCCGATGCAGTAATTGTACGTTTTGCCCACATTAGCTCCTGCTCTGTCATATCCTCGCCTGCCAGTACCTCGGTGTACACCACATTGTCATCCTTATCATATATGGTTAACGTGCCTCCTGTGCCATTTGTGATGTGTACATTGACGGTAGTGTAAAATTCGGCAACGTCTGTACCTTCATCATTTGTTAATATGCCGTAATTTTCAGGATCAATCATACTATCAAGTAATTGTAATGTACTTTCCTTCCACATTCGGAATTTAATTCCACTTGTACCAATTACTTTTAATCCTGTGATTTTTAATGTTCCGTCAAGAACATAAGTGTAAATGCCATAATCACAATTAATAAATATTAAACCATTGTAAATAGCATTGCCGTTGTAAGGCGTTAAGCCATTATCACAATTTATTAAAGTTAAATTGTTAAATGTCGGGGTACCATTTACATAAATAATTTGTGCACGATATATATTCAAATTATTCCAAACACCTGTATATATATGCATTCGATATGCTTGCAACACATTGTAATACAACCCTTCTGCCTGCCCTGATATATATAAGTATTTATTATTATTATTTATTTTAATCGTACTACTCTGTAATGATAATTTACCGCTGGTACTGCTGTAAAACCCATAAGTTGCCGGGGCATTGCTTATCTCAAGCATCACACTGGATATACCACCCAGCCTTGCATACGTTGTGCCCTGTATCCGTATGCCCCGCCCATTACAATGCCCGGATGATCCGTTGAGCGTGAAAAATCCCCAACCATTTGCTACATCGGTATCGTATATGTCCTGCAGCAGATCGTAAGGATCAAGCTCCGATGCACCATGTGTGCCGTCGGCAGCATTGTAAGCTACCTCAATGTATTCTGCACCCAATGTTATGCCTGCACATACCATCAGTCAAATTGTTTTAGCCAGTTAGCAAACTCATGTAGTGGTTTTACCCATCTATCGGGTAACTGTCCTGCATCATATATCTCTTTGAACCTGCGTAGTAGCTCCCGTGCCTGATCTATCTCCGGGTCCCTCATCATTCGGGCTTGTTCATTGTACACCTGTAATGTCTGCTCATCAGGCTTGTCTTTCACGGGCCATGCTTCGATCATTTCTTTGCACGTTTGTAACCTTTCAGCCATGACCTTAAGTGGAAGTAGCTCTGACCGTTGTGTTACTACCTGTACAATGTCGTCGTCAATTTTTTTGTAGTTAGCCATGATTACTCTTTAATAACGATACAACCCGATCCCGAACTGTACCTACCAATTTTTTTGCCAATAAATCCGCATTAATGCCCAAAACAAACGCCAAAGCAGGAGTCATCACAATGTCAATCCCCAAACTTCCTGTAGCACCTTCTTCTGGTGTAAAAATAATCAATATCTTTAACAGATCCCCAAAGTGTGGAATCAAAACCAGTATTAAAAGCATTCCCGTAACAAACCGTGGCCAACCTGTCCGCATCATATACCGAAAGTTAAACTGGTCGGGACTCCGTTTGTCATACTTTATCGCATCAGCCATATCTGTCAAGAACAACACCACTGCTCCAATCAGCGCAAATAACACCATCGCCACATAGCGGGTAAAAGACATCCCGTTGAGGACTATGTCCCAAAATTCTTTTTTATCAATCAATTCTTCCATTTTTATTCATTTGCCCAGCACTCTTGCCTGACGTTTGCCTGCCAACTGGTTAAATGCACCAGCCGCTGCATCCACCTGATCTTTGTAAGTTGAGTGAGGGAAGAATCTATGCTCTTCAACGAAAGCATGATTCCAATCCCCCCGCAATAACATTACATTCCCGTTATTGACTTGTACACTGTATGGATCTGCACGATAAGTTTTATCCCCAGTGGGATGGTCGGCATATGTGGCGTATCCTGCTAAGTTACGAATAGTATTCTCGGCACTCTCCTTCCCACCACTACCTGGTTCCTGTTCAATGTAAACAGCAACACTCTGTCCATCGGCTTCTGCCGTGCTACGGATTACCCTCTCCCGCTCATGGGTTGCCCATTGTCCACGTTTAACATCTACTACAATGTACTTATTACTTTTGAGCTTCATAATCTTTACCCCAACAGTGTATGCTCCCGCACCCGCACTCCCCGCTTTATCCCAGTAACGCACTGTTTTGAAAATATTAACTGGATTGGGCAACGATTCAATTATGCTAAAATGATCAACCTGAAACATTCCTCCTCCCGGAGGAGTTGGATTTTGTCCTATTTGTCCACTGTATCCATATTGTCCAAGATCTGCCTCCAGATCTTTTAACGTTTCCCAACTCATACGCTTTGGATCCAGCAACCCATCATGATAATACTCCACTACTCCCTCAGGTTTCAACTGCTGTCGGTAATTACGAATCTCCCCGGGAAGACAAATGTGTTTGACATTCATTTTCCTTTTGGCCAGAAGGTGTCCGGTTGGATCGTCCTGATGCAAACGCTGCATAATCAGTATAATGGGAGTAATTGCTTTGTCAACTTTACGAGTGCTCAGTGTTTGTTCCACCCAACGATTTGCATTGTTTAACTCCTTCTCACTGAAGGAACGCCGTGGATCCAACGGATCATCCACTATCAGTATATGTCCGTGGAAGCCGGTCAACGCTCCACCTACCGAAGTACTGTAGCGGTTACCTCCTCGAAGGAGCCGAGGAACGTGTCCCCGGAAGTGTTGCTCTTTTTTGACCACCCTAAAATTTGATTTTGTGTCCTTATCCTCTTTTATCTCCAACTCAGGGTACAAAGCACGAAATCGTGCACTCCTAATCAAATCCCTACTATACTCCGCACTCTCCAAACTTAGGGCAGCACTATAACTACAAGTGATAAATCGCATCCAATACCACCGAGCCCAACACCATACTGGGAACATTATACTACAAATAGTAGTTTTGGTACTTCCTGGGGGGATGTTTATTATCAGATCGTACTCCTTCTTTTTTCCTGCAGCAACTCTCTCGGCTATTTTTTGCAACTCATCGCACAAGTACTTAATGTGCCAGTTATTGATGAAAGTATCGTTACTTACCTCAGGCCAAAAGTAGATGAGAAACTCATAAAAGCTCCTCATATTTATTTCCCTTCTTACTAATACAGGATAGTTAACAATTTCCAACACCTCTCGGGGGATGGATTGGGTGTATCTGTTTCTGGGAGTGTTAATTGTGTTTTGATCCATTTTGTAGTAATTTTTTTAATCCCAGCTTCTCCATTACTTTTAGTTCCTCAACAGTGTACTTATCCAAATTGATATTGTTTTGCTGCAGGAAATTTATAGTTAAATCCCCGGAACTCTCCAATTCGCCAGTAATATCAAGGCCCTGTTTCGGTTTGCCGAAATATCTATCTAACAACTCTTGTGTGGCCCTGATATCGCCTTTTGCTGCTCTTTCTTTTAATCGCATGATAATTTCCTCAAGTGCAGTTATATTTTTACCGTTTATTTCTTTTTCCTCAAGAAGTATTTTTGCAATTATCTCCTTCAGATCAGGTAGCACCGGGGGTCTTCCTTTGCGGTTTATACGTGGATCGCCCTTTTTAAAGGGTTTCAAAACTTCTTTTGGCTGTCCTTTCCTTGGCATAATATAAACTGTTTTTAAACTGTATTTTTTATATCCATGACCTCTGGGGCAAAAGCATGCCCAAAACAAATTTACATATACATTTTAATATTTCAAAAAAGGTATGACTATATACAAGTTATGGTGCATTAATAGAGACGCATCCACAATTTACATTCTTGAAGATTTATTTTAATGTCTTTTCTTTTTAAATCTTCTTTTAATCTTTCAGTAAGTCCGTCAATAAAAACACCCGCTTTACCAATTAATAAACCTGGTCTATGTGTTTCAATTAATACTTCAAGACCTTTTTTTGTCTCGAAAGTTTCTACTTTTGTGATTGAAGTTTGATAATTCCATTCGTGATAGTAGAAGTATCCATTCATTGAACGTCTTACTAATTTACTATCCACCTTGATTTTAAAACCAAAATAACGCACCATAACACGCAATATAAAACATGCCTTAGTGTGTAGGTAATTTAAAGTTTTGTTTTTCATATTTACTGTATTTTAATTTGATAAATTTGTATTTCAATGTCGGCACGTTTCATATTGCCGACCGTTAGCAACAATGCCTAAAAGAGCCTCGTCTGTGAAACAAATTTTTTGAAACGTTCCTCGCTTGCATTAAAGTAATCTTCATCTATTTCAAATCCGACAAAGTTAAGCCCCGCCTTATTCGCTGCTATTCTACTGCTTCCACTTCCTAGATGGGTATCTAAAACCCTTTGCCCCTTTTCAGCAAAATTATAAAGTAGTCTGCATTTCACAGGGTTTCAGTCTTTATATTATTTTTTCCATTAATGAAATTTATCGGCATTATTTTCTTTATGCGTTCTCGGCTGATTGCCAGCTCATTACAAGCTCCATTTGTGCTAATTATTACATACTTCTTTGTTTCACCAACAATTTGACAGACAATGTTGTTTTCAATGTCGCCAAAGGCGGTATAAACAACTCTGTAAAGTTTCTTTTCATTCATCGCTCTCGATTAATTGTTTAATAATTTTTAATATTTCCCTGTATTCTTGATATATATCAATTTTCACCTCAATATCGTTTCTATGATATAACACTGTACATCTATCAATTCCAAATAACGCTGCAACTGTCCGATCACTAAAACCCAATAATTTTGTATATACATAACACATCCATTTACGTGGCATAACATTTTGTTTATGCCTGGTTAATTTGTTAATGTTACCACCATATTTTCCCTCCAAATAATCTGTTATATCACGCAATCTATTTGATTTACTATTACTTAATTTTTTATATCTTATTAACACAGGACGGAGTTCAGTGCCCCCAATTACCTTATATTTTTGCCCTGTTACTTGATCTATCAGAATTCTTCCCATGATCTTTCGGTGAAATATTGCGTTAAATAAGCATTATGATATATATAACACTCCCCAACAGGACCACTGCGGTGTTTCAAAACATCAAGAATCGTAACTCCCTGTAATTCCGGCGGTACGTCTTTATGGTAATATTCGGGCCTCGTGAGACCTATAACCACATCAGCATCCTGCTCAATAGCCCCCGATTCTCTCAAATCAGATAACATAGGACGCTTATCTGCACGTGTCTCAACGGCCCTGTTAAGCTGGGCACAAGCAATAACAGGTATATCCAGCTCTTTTGCCGTTGCCTTCAGGGTACGTGATATACTACTGATCTCCTGCTCCCGGTTGCCGCCAGCCTCTCTCTCGCCTTTCATCAACTGAAGGTAATCAACAATGATAAGTTTTACGCCCTCGGAACCAACGTGCCTGCGGGCCTTGCTACGGAACTCGACCAGGTTCATATAGCTCACATCATCCACATATAAGGGCAGATCAACTACCTGGGCAATGTCTTTCTCAAGCGCACTCCATGGCCCTATCTGCGCTGATCGTAAGCCGGCAGGACTTTTGCCGGTAACCCTGCTTAACATCCTATAGGCAATTTCGGTATAAGACATTTCAAGAGAGAAAAGAACCGCCGGGAAACCTGCCTGAGCTGCTGCATAGGCAAACTGAAGAGCCATAGCTGTTTTACCCATTGATGGGCGGGCCGCGAGAATGATAAGGTTTTTCTTGTGCCATCCACCTGTGATTTTGTCGAGTGTTTGTAAGCCTGATGGGATACCAGAAGTATGTGTACGCCCGGCTTGTACGCTTTCGATCTCTTTCATCACCTCGCCGATAGCATTGCCGATATTGACATAGTTTTCCGAGTAGATATCGCTTGCTATTTGCAGAAACTCCTTCTCACTGAATGTTATCAGATCATCAATATCGCCCTGGTACGCCATATCATGCAATTTGGCTGATGCAATGATCATACGCCTCTGTATCCATTTGTCTTTGATAATTGTTGCATGTTCTATTATGTGGAGTGCAGTAACAATTCTGTCGGCCAACAATGTAAGATAAGCAGGGCCGCCTATTATTGACAACATATCTTTTTGGCGTAAATAATCAGTGACAGTCAATAAGTCCACCTGTTGACCGGCAGCGAACATATCTGTAAGGCATTGATATATCTTCTGATGTTTTTTGTCGTAAAACATTTCAGGTTTCAATATATCTGCTATATCCCAGTAGCTATCCTGCTGGTTAATAATAGCGCCCAGGACTGCTTGCTCCAGTTCCGGGGCCGATGGCATTGGTTTATCAGTCAAAATTTTTTGATTTTATTATTTTTATGAAATCATCAAAATACATTACAGCAATTATCCCCTTCCTGTTGCGCTTATGCAGGATCACATTATAGTTACCGTCTTTTGGCATTTGATCCAGGATGCTATGGTATGTGGGTGATCTTTCCATTGCCTTCAGCTGGAAATTAAATTGACTGGTATTAACGAGATCAACACCGCTTTGATCTGCCTGCGGGTTACCGGCCCTGCTTGTTATACAGTTGGGCCATATATCCCTTAATTTTGCGGCGATTTTTCTTTCAAAATCGTGTCCTTTTGTTCTGCTGTTCATCATTCGAGAGGCTTTGTTGGATTTTCAGGTAGTTTAAATTTAACAATTTTATCCTCATCTTTAAACCAATTCACACGCATTTTTTGTTTCCAGCTCAATACAGGTTTACCTCTGCTGTCATGCCAGTTTCCTGCATCATAATATCTCCACGCCTTTTCCCCGGCTTCAGCCTTATATCCATTTTCAACAAAATATGATTTAACTTCATCTATGGTTGGAATTTTAACTTTGCCCTTCTTATCATTCTTATCATTCTTATCATTCTTATCATTCTTGTTTGTTGTTATTTGTGTGTTGTTTGTGTGTTGTTTGTGTGTTGTTTGTGTGTTGTTTGTGTGTTTTGCTTTTTGGTAATTGTCATAATTACAGACAGTTATTCGTGTTGTTTTTCGTAGTCCTTCCGTGTTAATCATTGTATCATTTTCGAGTAATTTGAAAAAAGTTCTTACTTTCTGTACAGTCCATTTGGGACCAAAAAATTTTGCCCATGATTTTAAACTCATAACTGATTGACCGCGTTTACATTCAATAAGTTCACCATGTACAGGTACATTGTTATCTTTATGATTTACATTTAAAAGTATGCTTATCCACGCTTTAAGATAAATTTCATTTTTCCAAATCCAATGATCTTGTATCTTACGATGTATCTTTATCCAACCATTGCTCATTTTCTTAAAGTAAAATAGCCCTATCCCAGTGGGGAAACATAACATAGCCGATAGGATAAGTTAAACCACAGGGATAAGGCCAATTTTACAAATGTTTTCATGCCATATTATGTTTCCAACTACAAATATAGCAAATTATATCAGTTTGCCAAAGAAAATCAGTCTTTTGTGATGGCCCAGACCATGGCAATGACCCAACCTAAGAATGTCCAACCCAAAAGCAAATTCAAGGCAAGTATGGCGCCTGCATTTTTTTTATTTCGGCCAATATAGGCCGGCATGAAATACAGGGCAATGCCGATGAAAACAATTAATAACAATTCCATGATCAGTTCATTTTTATTTTCTCTTCTTCATCCATGCGTCTGATTGTATCCCGGACCATTTTCTCATATATCCCGGTGTTGTACCGGTGGTATTTCGCGCCCTTGTATAGGATAAAAAGCAGTAAACAAAAGAGTACAATGATGCCAATTGCGAGAGAGATTAATAATGTTGTCATTTTTTTTTGGTTTTATTTAATTAATTTAAGGTATGACTATATACAAGTTAGCAATAATGCTTTCGGATAAATTCTGCATTTCTTTTTGCTGAACCTTCAATTGATTTGGATTGGTGCGAAGCATTACCGCTGGTTATATATCTACAAGCATCAGCAATATTGTCAAGTGCTTTAGTTGCAAACTCGCTTAAGGGAGGCAAAGCACTATTGCTAACATTTTGTAAATTGCAGTTTTTTAACTGCTCTGCTGCAAATTCTTCCATATTAGCAACCATTTCGGAATAATCGAATTGTGACCACGGATAGCATCCGCCTTTTTTGTACTTCTCTTTTAAAAATTCTTCTGCTTTCATAATATTTTAGTGTTTCAAATCCGTTAAAAAACCGACAACTTACAATTTGCCGTTAGCAAAAATTAGCCAACGCCACGCAATACCCCTTTAAATTCCCCCCATTTGTATTGCCCGTATTCTGTTACAATTGGATAGGGTGACCCGTCACCTTCTTTAACCCTTATTACTTTTTCTTTCCTGTTTTCATTGAAATACAAAAAATCGCCCTCTTTCAGCCAGGGTTCAGGAAATTTAATAACCTCCAAATCAAGCAATTCCTGACCAGTTATTTCAACAGGCAATACATTATTTGACCCCTCCACAAATTTGAAAAATGCTGTTTCATGCGAAAAAGAAACCAATTCTCCTTTTCCATATTGAGGAACCATACAAATAGCTCCGATCAAATTTCTGCTTTGTGTTCTGTTTGCAAATTCTCTTAACTTCATCTTGTTCTATAACTTTTGCTAACACCCGCTATAGTGAATAGCCGATGAAAGCGGTTTGAAAATAAGCCAGTTTAGTTGGTCGGCTACTCACCATAGCTTTCTCGTTGGGCGTAATGGCTACACCCCGATAACCAAACGCTTTTCTTCGGGTATCAAATTAAGAATGTCCTCAAATGAGGGGGTTTCCTTAGCACCCAAATACTCTTTCACTAATTTATCACGAAAAGCAAATTCATGAGTCCAAACAGGTCGCCCAAGAACATCTTGCATACACTTTTGAAAGTGACTAAAATCCATACATAGTTTTTCTTGGAAGAGTTGGAATCTAACGACCTGTTCAGCCGTCCATTCTTTCCATACACCACTATCTGCCATTGCAATAGCTTGTTCTGTTGTTAGTTGCATTTCAGCCCATTTACTTTTTTCTGACATAATTTTCGTTTTTAAACCGCCACATACGCACAACAATGCGTATAAGTAATGGCGGGGTTTGTGTTAATATTTAAGTTAAATTCTCTTTATGCAACCAGTTTCTAATGTTTGCCAATTTTTGTTCCTCCGTAATTTCTGGAAACTTTATGCAATATGCTTTTATTAGTGGTATTGGTTTAAGCTCTGGGTTTTCTTTGGCAAACTTCGCCATTCTAACCATATCTAAGCTGCTAAATCTTGTTCTAATTGCCATCGCACGGTATTATTAATGTTTGTAACTCGTATCATTGTTTGTGCTAAATTGGATGGTGGCACATACCCATACAACAGGCTCGTTGGCGGTCATTGCTCGCTAACATTTTTAAACATTCATCAAATATCAATGGTATCGCTTTTGCACCTATTGCTAAATTATCATCTTGTTGCATATAGCAATATCCATAAAACTTCTGGGCTATCTCATAGCTTTGTTCATCAGAAAGCAACGAACCGCTAACACGTTGTTAGGTAATGCTTGTTCGTGGTTCGCAATAACACCGCTCAATAACCCTTGTTGTAAATATCCAATTACCTCTCTTGCTTTAATTAAGTAATCTACATTTGGGTTTTCTTTATACTTTTCAACTAACCTATTATGTATGAAGTTTAATATATCAATGTCATTTTGTGTTATCATTCCGTTCGCTATTTAAGTTGTTTATAATTTATCTCACGTTCAAAGTTTCGTGGGTATTTCACGCACTACCCATACAACCATACGTTATTCCCCCCTCCAATCCTCCATATTAGCCCTGTAATCTGCCGTGCTCCAGCGATAACCGCAATCACGGCAGAAATAAAACTTATCGGTGGCGTCATAATCCTCCACCATCGTTTCTTCCGAACCACACCTGGGGCATGGTTCGGAATCTGGCAGGTTATACGGCGCGTATTTTTCCATCATTGATTTGATTTTTTTCAGTTATATCAATTATTCTGATATTGTTTAACTCGGTCGCTACCTTTGAAAGCGATTGCATTATTACCTGATATTGCGGATATCCGCTGTATCCCTCTTTAATTTGCTTCATAACATCAAAGATCAGTTGATGTATTTCGCCTGTATTTGTTTCTTTCATAGATCATATTTTAATTGTGAACCTTCGTTGCCCGGGTTCCATAATTTTAAATTTTGAATATATATCCGGATATTGCTTACGAAACCCTGCTTTGTCAAACTTCTCAATCTCTTTGGTGGTTTTCCAGGTCGAAATAACTTCGCCCCCATATGTCATGCCTTCGCAATCAGTATATTGCATTTTAATCTCATCTTCGATAGATTTAATTTGGTCGTCAAGTTCCTTTGCCTGCTGCTTTAGCATGGCCAATCGGCGGTGTTTTTCATACATATCCGAATTAACTTCTTTCAACTTCCCCTCGCTATGCTGCCGGAACATCTTTTGCACATCAGCAACGGTTGTGGCCTTTGGAGGCATATCCTTTTGCCAGTACTCGGTGTAAAAGTTAACGGCTGCCTGGATTGCCAGGGCATAGGTCGAATCATCAAAATCAAGTGAAACGTTACCGAAGTTAAACCCGAAATGTGAGGATAACCAGGCTATGGCCCCCTGGTCGGTCCCGGTAAGGCCCAGGTAAACCTGAAGCTGAACGTACCATGGCAATGGTATCTCATCCACCTGCTTCATAGTGGTTTTGCATTCGAGCACCCTTTTGCCGTCTTTCTCTTTCGGATAATAGAACCTATCCGGGGTCCCTCCGATAAACGGATGCTCTTTGTGGATGTACATCACATCCTTTGCCGATGATTTAATGATACGGCTGCCGGTATCCTTCTCAAAATAATCAGCGACGGCTTGTTCCAATAGCTGTCCCCTTCGGGTGTGCTGGTTTTCCACGTCCGGGGTCTCCCGCTGGGTTTTTTCCAGCCACAATTGATAAGGGGATTTGTACGGATTCAGGCCCAGGATGGTCGGTATCTCACTGGCCCCGATAAACTCTTTACGTTTCTGCTGCCAGTCCTGCCTGGTTTTTGGTATATACTTTGCCTGTGGTTCCATCATTTTGCCTCCTCTGCTTTTTTATTTTCAGGAAACAACCCCTTCTCCTGAACAGCTTGATTCAAGTTCCTTTTCAGTTTATCCTGAAGGTTTACCGTTTCGTCGGTAATATCCACGGCTTCCACATCCATAACCTCCTCTACCGTTTGTAGCCCCATTGTAATTTCCGGGGCATGCAGGCGGCCAAAGAAAGCAGCCGCACGGTAGCGGATCATCAGCTCCGGCATGGTTTTCCACTTACTACCCGCTTTATCCACCCATCCCTCTTTTCTGGCCATATCCATTGTGACCCAGGGGCCGGCAATTTCTTTCCCTTTCTTATCGCGTGTAACGGCCCGGCATGCCATTTTAACCGGGTCGCCTTCGTCTTTTATCTCAAAATGTAGCGGTTCAAACCTCCCACAGGCATTGATGGCGGAGATTATGAATGTGCTGCTCCATGATGGTTTGCCGTGTATGATGTTAAGGTGCTGCATCACCATCAGGGGAGAGGCTCCGATACGCCCTGCCATTTCAAGGGCGATCATCGTGTTTGGGATGTTCCCCCGGTATTCTTTCGGCACCAGGTCAGATTCACTAAGCATCTTTGCCTGCCTCTGGGCAAGCTCAAAATTGCCTACGCTGGCAAACACCTGCAACCCCTTTTCAGCAGGGGATGAATTCTGTTTCTGCTTTTCCATTTCGTTTAAGGTTTGAGTTGATATTTTTTTGTATTCTCAAGGCCGGTTTTTAGGACCTCGATATACATCTGTTTAATTGTAACCCCATTCCGAAACGCCATGTCCCTGATTATGGCATGCATCTCGGCGGGTACCGAAGTGAGTAGAACCTTTATTTTTCTGTTTTCCATAATGTTAATTAATTGTTACATTTGCTACAAATGTAATATATTATTAACACTTTTCCAAATAATATTTTGCAATTCTTTTACCGGATTTTTCACTTTTGATTATTTCAGTTTTTATATGATGACCCTTCAAACGTAGATCATAAATTCGGGCAGGTGAACTACCCATTTGCTAAAGACAAATGGGCTTCGGGTTTCACAGCTTTGCGCTTCTTTGCAGAAGTCTTATTTATAGCTCCACCCGTGTAATCGCCAGTCCCTGACGATATTATTTTTAACCCCTCTTTAAGAATGTTCTTTGCAGCGTTTTCATTATTTGCCATGCTTTTTATATCTAAGTTTTCTTTTTTCTTTACCTACACAAAATTCATAATAATGATTTCTACAATAACCATTACCACTATGCTTTTTATTACAGCCATCTACACTACAGATACGAATTTCTGATAATGAATTTTCATATTCTATCTGTTTTAAATATCTATCGTATTTTCTTTGTAAGTGAATATTAGAATCTTTGTAAATCCATTTTAAAAACGTTCTTGCAGATTTTTTATTCAGCTCTAACATACGGATACTGTTATTCCTTTCAGGGTGTCTTGCCCTTATGTAACAGTTTATATTAAACTCTTCTTTTAGTGTTTCGGCTAATGAATTACAAAAATTTAATGTAGAAACGATAGATATTGCTTTTTCACCAACCCAGCCGTCTCCATCGAAGTACCCACGAACAAAGTGTCTTTGTAAGTGTTTAGGGACTTGTTCTTCCGATGGGAATGTAATTGTATGCGTTTTATTTTTACAGCAACCTAATTCCGTTAAACGTTCACTTATATGCTTATTGGCAATAACTAAGCGATATTGGTTAGACGAATTTTTATACCCCCTTGTTTCTTTTTTAAATTCAACATACTGTAACGGTTTATCAGGCTGGATTAAGCTGTTTAACCTTATTAAAATATCTTTATCCGATTCTTTTAAAGATAAAGCAACTGAATTTCTATCAGTATTATTATAGCCATCAGCATAAAGAAAACCTAAAAAATATGCCTTTTCTTCTGTATCAATTACATCAAAAAATGTTTCATCAATGTTATATTTCCTTTGTAACTCTGATTGCGATTTAGCTTTATATCCATGCCGCCTCAATAAGGCATTAACGGCTACAGAACTAATATTATAATATCCAGCTAAATCCGCACCCGTATACTTACCTGTTTCGTACTTGGTAAATAACTCTGTTTTTTCTCTGTGTGATAATCTTCTTTGTTTCATACTGTAAATATACAAAAAATGTTGCAATAAACAAATTATTTTGTAAAAGTTTTTACCCTAAGTTCGTTACATACCTCGTTTATCCATTTCACAAATTGTTCGTAGATTAAAACAAGAATCTACACGTCAGTTATGGTTATTACATCACACCACTTTACGTCAGTATTATTGGTATCGTAAAATACTTTGGAGTGATGGCTTCTTCGTTTGCTCAATTGGTGAGGCTTCTCCTGATACCATTCGTGAGTATATTCTCAATCAGGGCTATCGGCGTAATAGCATTACCTTCTTGCAACCATGCAAGGATATTCTTTTCTTGTGATTCGGTTTCCATGATTTAAGGCATTAAGATTTCAACATATTTCTCATTTTTAAACTCCTCCGGCAGCAGAACAATTTCCTAACAGCATATATGCGCAATGCTCTCAGTTTTTCAATTTATCAAAGCCTAACGGTATAAGTATTTCTGTAAATTCAGGTATGGATAATAAATAATTTTTAAATCCATTCTTCTTTAAATATGGGTATCCCATATCCTCCAGTTTCCCTGCTGCAGAGTTCCACGCATTACATACCCGCTTTGTGGCGGGTACTATATTTGCATCATTCATATCTTCATGCAGATACTCCGACATTTTATTTTGGCACAATTTTAAGATTTTATCCACAATAACTCGTGGATCGGCTTCTTTGTTATCTATAACTGTCTGTATAATTTGATCATCTAAGAACATGGTTTTAAGGCATTAAGATTTCAACATATTTCTCATTTTTAAACTCCTCCGGCAATAGGACAAATGTCCGCCAGCCGTTTGGGTATTCAATTGTTGCAGAGATATACCCCTGCCGGGCCGTAAACTGGTCCTGTTCCCAGTCCACGATCTTAGCCACAAACGTCTTATGACTGAGTGCTTTTTCTGCCTCGGGTGCTTTGCATGTATGTAAAAATACCACCGATAAAAGGATTAATGCAATAAAAAGTTTCTTCTTTTTCATGATCGCGCTATTTTGATGAATCTCAAGGTTTCCATCCCGTTAATTTCAACCCACCAACGCTCCATCGTCTCCCCGCTTTCCTCTGGCACCTTTTTGATCAATTTACCAAATCCTTCCGGGCGGGTCATGTTAACCGGATCGGTATAGATGGGGACAATATCGCCGGGCATAAGCTCACGGCCCCAGATGTTGACTTTTTTATAGTCCAGGTCAGCCTGGGTGTAGAGCGGCAGATCGGCAATGTATTGCTCTACTTTTGCCACATCTACACCCCATATTCTTGCCACCGTAGCAATATCCACAACCCCTATTTCCTTTGTGTTGTATATTAGTGACTTGATGTATATGCCGGCAGGTTCCCTATCAAAGTCAATGGACCATGCACACCAGGGGCCGGCCACCACATAGGGCCGCCCATCAAGAGATATAATATCTCCGATTTTGAGATCATACGTTTTCTTTTTCATGGTTAATTATTTTTTCGATTGCCTTTAATATTTCATTTATTATTGGCTGATATTTTTTGGGGATATATCCCTTTCTGATCAGCCAGCGGTTGCCGGTGAGCTTTTCGCTCAGCGCAGCCCAGTTTAATAATTCTTTCATGGTATTATGTTTTAAAATTTATCCATCCGTATCCATTGTGTGGTCCGTCGGCAATCCTCGACAATCATTCGGGCCAGGTATTGATCCCGCTCATCCCGGGACGGAAAAGACGGGGATATATCCTCGGCATCGTCGCCGTATACCATGCCGTCCTCATCCACACCTATGCGTACCCTGTCGTCATCACCGACAAGGTCGTGCCAGGTATACGACATATCCGCACACCGGGACCGGGCAGTAATTGGATCATGGTCCGATATGCGGATAAGGTAATACATGCCGGGATCGTTGCGCCACACCCGGATATAGGTTGACGACTCTGTTCCCTCCTCGCTGGTGTTGTACCCCAGCGAGCGCAAATAATTATGTAGTGTTTCTATCATTCCTCTAAGACTGGTTAAAGTTAAAGTTAAAGGCCTCCTGCCGTAGGATGGTGCCCTCAGGCAGTTTTGAGACGCCCAACCGGCCGATGGCGCCGGCGGGAAATTGAGTAACCGGAGCGGCCGGCCATTTGCCGGTTTCTATTATTTCATCGATCGGCACCACGTGGTAGTACGTGGTGCTGCGATAACTTTTAACCACGCTGGCCATATAACGATAGCCAGCGGTTTTGGCTGCCCAGGCAGCCCGGATGATTTTTGATTCTTCAGTTTTCATGGCTAATAAGATTTTCCGTTTAATGTCATTGCATTTTCAATTTTGCGGCAATCTCTTTCATACTCCTCCTCTGCCCTTTTAGCAGCAGCTACTTTTTCCTGGTATTTAACCCAATCGGGATCAGTTTCGGCTTCTTTTTCGGCTTCTGAAACGGCTTGATACAGTGCATTATATACTTTTTCGCTCAGACCAATATTTGCATTGCCAGTCTGAAATGCAGCATAGCATCCTTTTTCCCTAAGATCGTCATTAATGAAAGTAGTTAAATGACCATCAAATTTTTGGCTGTTAAATTCAATGGTCATTTTAGTTTCTTTAACCTCCCTCATCCTTTCCACTTCGACGTTCCATCCGTCGCTAAAATTAACTTCTTTCCTTTTCTCCCATCCTCTGACAGCAATAACTGTCAGGGTTACTTTTGTCCCTCTTTCGGTGGTTGTGCTGATTGTTTTTTCTACTGTTTTCATGGCTTTTGGTTTTAAAAATTAATTAACATACCCATTTTTTTCAGCCCAGTAGGCAACTGCCCATGCCTGCTTGGTGCTGATCCTTTGATTCGAGATCACTTTGTCAATTATGTCGGCGATGAAACTACCCTGCTCATCTGCCGTTTCCAGCATAGAGCAGAGTTGGTTCATCCATGTTTTAACTATGGCTTCACTTCTTGTGTAGGCATCGCCGACGATCAGTTCGGCGATCTGTTTTTTGCTATTAAATTTTTCGTTTTCCATGGGTTTTGGTTTTAAATTCTATATCAAATATAACACAATTTTGCATACAATGCAAGTTTTTTAACAATTATTTTGCATTAATTTGTATGTTTTATAACATAAAAAAGGGGAGCACACCGTTTGTCAGCATACTCCCCCAAAAACCAAATGCCCATGAAAACCCAACAATTAAGGCAAATGCAATTTACAAAATTAGTATCACTTTGTCAAGTGTTTTACGATAAAAATAATAATCAACAGTAAAAGCAAGGCAAAAAAACCATAATGTGTAAAACGCCACCAACCCGGGGCCTCATATATTACCTTTACCTTTGTCTCCGTTGTGTATTTTTCCTTCCAGTGCCGGGCTTCCATAATTGCCGAATCAAGCCGTTGTGTAATTGTAGTATCTTTCTGCACCAACACAAGATTAATCTTTCGCCATTGCATCCATGCCCACGCCTTTGCAAGCTCTGTCTCTGCCATTGCCGTATCAGGGATGTATGCCGGCTGATCCGGGCATGGTACCTCAACATAGGCCGTATCTGTCTGACCTGGCAAATAGATATAGACAGTTGTGTCCCGATATATAATGCTGTCTTTTGTTGTTATTATCGTCTCTGGCGGCTTTTCATCCGGCGGATACGTCTCCATACACCACCTTTCCATATTGCAGGCAGAGGTCAGGGAAACGGCCAAAAAAAGGTATGTTTTGCTCTTCATGTAAATGTTGTTCTTTTAAGCTTTCTAACGCCAAGCAATCTGTCTGTCCGGTAAGGCTTAATGCACACCATATTGTCCTGATTTCCACCCAATGTATAAACGTGGTGCAGATCACGTGCCACGGCAAGCCCAACATGGCCCTTCCAGCTTAAAGGACTTTCGCGCCAGAATACCACTACATGACCACGTCGTATATCACGTAAAGGCACATCAGTTCCTACCTTCAACCAGCTCCTTGCCGTCAACTCACCACTGTATTCCATACCCATCTCCTTGCATATATAGTTCAGGTATGCACTGCACCATGATGTTTCATCGGTGGTGACCCACTGGTGCCCGATCTGGTGGAACCAATTAAGGATAACAGGATTGTGCTCATCGCCTATCTTTTCACGGACCCCGTAAAACTCCATAGCATAAAGGAACAAAGCAGTACTGTCATTCATCACTAACTTTTTCATTTTACCTACACATTTTACTTCCTTTTCTGTTCTTTTTTGTGCTTTTGAATTTTTACATCGTATCCCATTATACCGAGGATAACCCAGCCAAAGAAGTACCACAATACTCCACTGATTAAAAACGCAATAATTGTGTTCATAATAAAACCCTCCATAGATTTAAGTGAACTACCCACGAACTAAAGATTCGTGGGCTTCTTGGGCTGAGTGAATAACCCCACTCATATCTCCGCAAGCGTAAATTTCGGTCGTTCCAACCGTATTTATATTTCGAAAAGCAAAACGTTTGATATTGTTAGCAGCCAAATAATTATTTTCCTTTACTTTCATATCTTTTTCTTCTTTTTTCTTTACCACCACATAATTGATAGTAATGGTTTCGGCAATATCCTTTACCTGAATGTTTTTTATCACACCCATCAATACTGCAAACTCTAACCTCTGTTAATGATTTTTCATATTCCATTTGTTTTATGTATCTATCATATTTTCTTTGCATGTGAATAGTAGAATTACTGTATATCCACTTTAAAAATACTCTTGCTTGTCTACTATTTATCTCTAACATCCTTATATTGTTTTTCCTCTCAGGATGCCTTGCTCTTATGTAGCAATTTATATCAAACTTATTTTTCAAAAGACTGGATAATGAATTACAAAAGTCAATCGTACCTACAATACATATAGAATTTTTTCCAACCCAACCATCACCATCAAAATATCCACGAACAAAATGTCTCACTAAATATTTAGGAACTTGTTTTTCAGATGGAAACACTAATGAATATGTTTTTGCTCTATGACATCCTAATTCAATAAGTCTTTGGCTTATGTGCTTATTTGATATCATCAAAGTATTTTGACCATATTTTGTACGCCCTAAAGGTTTTTGGGGCTGCAAAAGACTATTTAATTTTTCTAATATATCTCTATCATCTTCCTTAAGTGACAATATAACTGCATTCCTATTTGTTGCATTACATCCATCAGCATAAAGAAAACCTAAAAAGTATGCCTTTTCTTCTGTATCAATTACATCAAAAAAATTTTCATTAATTGAGTATTTTCTTTGAAGTTCTGATTGACTTTTTGATTTATATCCATTCCTTCTCAAAAGCCCATTTATTGCCGTTAAGGTAATTGGATATTCTTTTGCTAAATCAGCACCTGTGTATTTACCAGTTTCATATTTAGCAAATAACTCCGTTTTTTCTTTATGCGTTAATCTTCTTTGTTTCATACTGTAAAGATAATACAATATTAGCTAACAACAAAATATATTTTGATACAATACAAAAAATAATTTAGAAAAACAACTACAATATTGGTAACGCAATTCATCCACACAAGCTAAAGACTTGTGGGATTTCTTGCTAATTCTCTTTTAAACATTTCTGATTCGAAAAATACCATTATCCCCCCAAATTATTTTGAACAATCCCCCTGAAGGACTGTATGCACTTCCAAAATCAATAATACACAAGATGGGAGATGTTGAATTGGTTCCAGTGTATTTATACACACAAGCATAACGAATGTTACTGGCAGTGAGTGGATCCCACTCTACATCTGCAGCATCAAATTTAGCCAAATTATTCGTATTATCTTGTGATACACTCTTTGATGACAACGTTTTTCCTCCAGCAGTATAACCAGTTCCAGAAATTTCATTTGTACTCACATCATCAAAGTACTCCAGTGTATCTGGATCATCCGAGTGACTGCTATTGAGGAGAGCAACTTTTATAGTATCTGTAGTTAAATTGAATCCCCCCAACAACAACTGTTTTTTAGCAAAATTTGTAACCATAGCATTTCTGTTTTTAACTTATCCCGCGTCAAAATAATTACTAAACACCCAATCTCCAGTAGTACCTATCTTAACACGGGCACGATAAGTATCCGGAAAATCCGGATAATTAGCATTAGTGATGTAAACATGAACACTACTACCAAACGACACATACAAATCTTGAGAACCAGAACTAATCACATTATTCAAAGAATCCCAAATCTCCCAATAAAAAGTGTAAGTGTCCGCAGTGTCAAGATTATTAACCTTCACATCTATTGACATAGGATCTTCAATAGTGCCATCCGGAACATAAACGCTATCAATGTGAATATCTGAACCAATTAATACATCAACTGTTTCTACTTCTACAATTCCCAAATTACTTTCGTCACTTATTTGCAAAGTCACATCCCACTCAGCATTATGTGGTGGGAGTTCGACCCACTCTCCTTCAATCATGTTTTGTCGAGGAATAAAAGTTATCAAGTTTGGAATGAATATTTTGTTTAAATACTCATTTTCATCAATAACTTTAAGAAAAGGAGAAATATTAGTTGGTTCCAATTCATCAAATACCCCAATGAACGATCCCCTTAGTGACAGTATAGTATTTCGACGAAATCTTTTTAACACATTTTTCAAATGGTCAAATAATGTAAATTTTGCTACACTATCACGAAGGTCTTTCCAATGCAACGTAAAAACATCATTATCACTTTCTATCGTACATTCATAAAGGTAAACATAGTCAAGCGTTACGTCGGTGGTGCCTGCGGTGTTGCCGACAACAGATACAGAGTCCTCCTGCGCCGTGCGATAGAATGTGTTAATACCCGCTTTCAGGGTGTTATCTGCTTCGGTTCCGCCGAATCTCATTGGCGATATGTATAGATAACCATTTGATACACCCGAAACATTAACCACTAACTTGTAATAATTGCCAATGGTCATTATTCTTGTTTGGTATATATATATATACTTCCCATCCACCGCCAGCATACGGACATGGCCGGATGGACTTTCTATGATATGCCGGGTAAATATCTGAACATAATCAATTTCAAATTCACATTCTACGTCAGATATTGTTCTTACAATCAGATCATCACTACCTTCAGCTTCAAACCAAAACACATGAATCCCCGGTGTAGTAATGTATTCCAAAAGAACAAACCGGTTCGAAAAACGCAAATATACCATACCTTTAGTGATTGATTTAACATTAATTACAATGCCATATTTTTGGCCAGCTGTCATGGTTATATACTGTGATAGTGCTGCAGTTGATGTTCCACCACCAGCTGAATAGAACTTTGCAACTCCCGGTTCACTCTGCACAATTGACCATGTTCCCCATCCGGATTTTTCCCAATCGGTCGGGTCATCACCCGTCCAGCTTTCCAAATGTTTGTTTTTAACATAATCAGCATCAATATTACTGCTCCAACCATCAGGCAGGTGGTTTGTCCAGTTGTCAAAATTAGGATTATCCAGCAGTTGTGATCCAAGATTTTCTACTCTTACTACCTTTACTCCCTTTAGTTGGAATTCATTTGTGGGGTGAGAAGTAGATGCACTCGGACGTGTTCGGTAACAATCTCCTATTTTAATCTCCCTATCTGCTGGTACTTCCGTATTATCCTCATTCAATTCAATGTCTTCAGAAAATTCAGTGGGAGCCATTTCATCTTCAGCCGTACCATACACTTCTATATTATCATAATAAGTAGTCCCAACATTTGCACCATCACTACTGACTTCGATTGGTCGATGTAATCTCACATGTAACGTTACATTGTCCTCGCTAAATGGGACAATATCAGTAACAAATTCCCAACTTTGCCATGAATCACTTCCATCATACGGCACTTCAATGCAAGGGGTATCTGTATCCTCAATTACCCATTGTAATTCCCTTTTATCATCAGTTTCCCCACTTTTGCGATAGAGATAATACTTCTTACCGGTAAGAGGACGAACAATCCAAATCATTACCCCTAACAATGGATCGGGTCCTTCTCCGTAAGTAGTTTTACTTTCAACTTTAATCCTAAAACGGGTAGCACCGGAGAAAGTGATAGTTTCATTGTATTCAACATAGGAAACACTACCATCTCCATAACCAACCAAACCTAACTTCATGCAGTAATCTTCCCGTTGTACAAGTTTTTTTGATAGAGAATCCTTATCCTTATCATACACATACTCCTGCTGAGATTGAGTTCCTCTGGGGACGATGTCGTAATACATAAACCCTTGTCCAATCCAATAGGATTCAATTACAGTTATATCATCCTGAAAACTCCCTGTTTTTATCAGATTGAGAACACCTGTGTTTTGTAGTTGAGTGTAAGATTTCCACCCGGGAAGAGCTTGTAATTTTAAAGAATTCTCACGTATAAACCACTCATTAGCAGCTGGATTTCTGAGATTAGCAAGATTATCGGAAATAGATACCTTTGGATAAATTTGATAAGCCACATTATCATAGGAAGACTCCTCCATACTATAACAACGCACATTGTAACCGCTAACTAAATCATCCTGTTGAACAGGTCGAACGATCCACCAGCTTTGATTGCCCTGAATCAGTCGTGCACCATAACTTTCCAACACTGCTTTTAATACATCATAACAAAACCAGGGAACCAATCCATCTTCTGTCTCGTTGAGAAACCGATCTTGATTTGATTTATAGTTTGCCAATCCTGATGAGTACCCAACTTCATGCAAATCAGTAGCATCACATAGTAAATTTATATCATTATCACCAATACGCATCAAACAACGACGAACAATTTCCAAATCTGTCTCCCATCCAGTATATAGTGCATCAGTAGTAGGATTCCGGTACTCAATGTTTTTTAAATCCCCCAATCCATCAGTTGCTATTAATGTAACTATATGTACCCCATTAATATACTGCATTTGACATCCTTCTGGAAGGATGAAAAAAGACATAAAACTATAAACGGATGAACTGCCTTCCTTTTGCTCCTTTACAATGATACGGTACTCCTTATTGCTGGCATATAAAAACTCAACTAACTGTAACCTACTTTCAGCCTGAATGTGAATAGTCAATGAAGTGCCTATGATAGGGGATAAAATATCATTAGATGTCCCCTCTTGTCGTATTTCAATCACATTGCCAGCACCAAGCAGCTCTGTAACAGACCCTAAAAAACCATCCTGTTCAATATACACTATCCACGCAGCGTTATCTAACAACGAATGACATCCTACTTTATATTTTGTTTGATAACTCACCGTGATCTCCTTTCAATAGTTTCGCTGTAATCCTGGACGAGACGTAAAACTCTGCCATCAAATTCTCCATGCACAAATACATGAGTCTCTGCTCGATTTTGTAACAACCCTTGTAACTTACTCAAAGGAGCAATTACTTCAGGATTCTGTTTAGCTCCTGGATACTCACCAACACGTGCCAAAGTGTCTCCATATACTAATCCCCCACTGGCAAATTCAGGCACTTTACTTTTCCACAATGCCAGCAATAATCCCGTTCCTACTGCCGCTAATGCCAAACCTACAATCGGATTCTTTGCTGTTTTCATACTGCCAGTGATTGTAGCCGCAATAGCTTCCGCAAGCAATCCAGTGATCACTTGATTTAATCCCTCCAATATGGATGTGACCATATCTTTAAATCCACCCTTTGTCTTGTTGAAAATCCCTTCAAAAGCGTCTCCAATACCAAGTATAGCATCAGAAAAAATAGAGGTCAATGTTGTTGTCTCAGTAATGGTTTCTCCTAATTTTTTCCAATAGTCAGTCGTTTCAATCAAAACCTCTGGAACTTCCATAGGAGCCAATTCAGATGTATCTACCCCAGCCCATGTAGTGAAATCAAATCCTTTAAAGGGACTTACATCCTTTGTTTCCGGAGTGCCGATAGATGTTTCAGATCTAAACTTAGGTGCATTTTTAGCCATCTCGGCAAACAATTTCTTCATAGACTCCATCGTCTCCAGCATCTTTTTGTATGCTTCTGCTTGTCTCTCTGCAGCTTCAGCTTGTGCTAAAATTTCATCTGTTTTTTGTCGTTTTTTCTCAGCATCAGCTAAAGCATCCGCAATCTCCTGCTCTGCATCAGCTATATTTTGTACAGCAGTACTTGTTTCGTCAATTACTTCTAACAGAGCTTGTCTACGTTTTTCATTATCCTCCAATGCTTTCGCAGTGTTTCGTGCAGCGGTCTCCTGTTGTGCTTCCAAAAACCTAAAGTAATTTCCACTTGTCTTTATTGCATTCCACGCAGTCTGTAAGAATTTAACTTTTTTATTGTCTCCCTCCTCAAGTGCCTTAATTCGTTCCTTTTCCAATTCTACCAACCGTTCCTCCGCAGCTTGCAACCGTGCCTTCATTTCCAAAGACTGAATATACTTATCCACCATCTCTTTTGCTTCTCCGGTGCGGATTTTTTCTTCATCAATATTCCCCAAATAATCAGGTAGAATTCTATTTAATTCATCAATAGCTTTTTTACGATCTTTCAAAGCAGTATTTTCATCTTCTGCTACCCTGAGCAACAATTGTAGCTCTACCTTCTCTTCCGCTACATTCTGCTTAACTACACTGGATAAAGAAGCCATCTCCTCTCTCGCCGCACTGACCTTATTAGTAAATTTAACTATTGCAACAGCCGCCGCCGTAACCGCTCCAGCTGCAAGCAGAATAGGGTTTGTTGCCAACACAGTAGCCAGCACCCGGAACGCTTTTATAGCTGCACCTACACCTGACACTAATTTCCCTACCACAAATACAGCAGGACCAATAGCTGCTGCTACTGCTGCTACTTTGATAATTGTTTCTTTCTGTACATCATTCAGCCCATTAAACCAATTCGTAACTCGTTGTAAAGCATCTCTCATCTTTTCAAATACCGGAAGCAAGAAATCCCTTACTGATTCCCCCAAAATAGTAGCAGTAGTTTTTAAATCACTTAAAACTTGTTTGAATTTAAAATCACCAGTATTGGACACTTCTTCAAAGGCTTTGTCTAATGCTCCAGTGGCTTCTTCCAACGCACCAAAAATACCAACATTATCCTTTAAATTACTACCCATCAAATCAAGTACTCCAGTCAGTGCCCTAATATTTGGGAAGATTTCCGCCATCATCTCTTCCCCCCACACATTAGTAAGAGAACGAATTTCCATCAGTGCGGCAAGAACTCCCTTTTCCCTAATAGTCTTTCTTAAATTGGCCGATGAAGTCCCCATTTTATCAAGAGCTTCCTCAGCTTGTGAAGTTGGTTTTAAAAGTGAGTTTAAAACGTTCTTCAATTGCATAGATGCTGTTTCTGCTCCTGTACCAGTACGAGTCATAGCAGCAACCGCAGCTGATACCTCATTAAACTCCACTCCCATAGCAGATGCAATAGGAAGAACTTGTCCCATAGCAGCAGCCAAAGAGGCAGCCTCTGCTTTTCCTTCTCTCACGGCAGCCACAAGAATGTCAGTAGCTTGAGCAGCACTTAGATTCTCTTTACCATAGGCATTCATAGCTGACGTAACCAAATCAGCAACTACTTTTGTCTCACCCAGACCAGCCGCCGATCCTTTTGCAGACATTTCCAGGACTTCCAACGCCTCCGCACCACGTAAACCAGCCGAAGTGATGAAAAACATAGCATCTGCCAATTCTTTCGGTGATTTACCTACGGTAGGTGCCAATCGTAGTATATCCTTTTCCCATGCTCTTACCTGATCCCGTGCTACTCCTACCAATCCAATGACTTTAGACAAACTACTCTCAAAATCATTGCCCATCTTAAAAGCAGCTCCACCAATCGACAACAAAGGAAGAGTAACAGACATAGACATTGTCTTCCCTATGCGTTGCATGTTCTTTCCAGCCTGCTGCATGGATCGCTCTGCTCGAAGTAACCCAGTCTGAAGAGCAGTTAAATCCAACCCAATGCTGGCAACTAACTGTCCTATTCCTATACGATTTCCTGCCATGTGTGTTAATTCTTTCTCTTCTTTTGTTGCTTAATTGGTGGAGCACTCTTTTTTAGCCTTCTTAGTCGTTCATTTTTTCTCTTTACACCACTGATTATACTGAGTAGAATTTCTTTCATCTCTTCAACAGATTGTTTCTTAACCGACTTAGTTGTTTTTTCCCACACGAAAGGCATCCACTGTTGAGGATTAGTAATTTCCCTTTTCAGCGATTTGCCAGAAATGTTCATCAAATGAACAGTCTGAATCCTCATTGCTTCAAAAATTGACCGCTGCAAATTAAATTCTCTCATGTTGGAATCCTTCAACGCCCAATGAAATTCGATCGGAGATAATTCCAAAAATTCATCCCAAGATAACCCAAAACGACTAACTGCTATACCAAATAACTCACTTAATCTTGCCTCAAAAGACACTAACTGTTCAGATCCCCCTGAGAATTCCTCTCCGTAGGGGAGTAAGGAGTCCCCAGGTTTTGGGAAAAATCCAGTACAATGCCTACAAACTCCTCAAAAACTTCATCCAGTAGATCTTCCATCTGGTCTCTGGAGAAAGGCATTTCTTCACCTTCAATCTTTGTTCCTGCTTGAAGAGCATAGAACAAAAGTGTTTCATATACAGTTAAATCCTCTTTAACAGCACTCAAATCAACACCTTCCTTCTGCAGATTCTTTAATACCCGATAACCGATTTTGACTGGATATTGTTTTCCCTGGTACTTTATGTACTTTACCATGATTAGAATTTTTTAAAAAGTTAAACAAAACAATTAAAAAAAATGAACTTGATTAGTTCACATAAAAAATTAAGACCCACTACCTGAATTGACAGTTGGTTCACCACTGATCTTGATGGTTACATCAACAGTGATTTTGTCATCCGGTGAGATGGTTAAAGGCAGTTCTGTAACCAACCCCTCAAATTCTACGGAAGTATTCTCCGCATCGGGCAGAACAATTTCATAATTCTGCAAAGTGTCTGACTCGAAGTCATCTTTCATTTGATCATACCCAGCACGGGTGAAATTCATGTTCAAGGTAACCGTACCAGCATCCCGGAAACCAGCAATAAACTCTCGATAACCCCCCGTTGAATCTAAAGACGTTACGTCAATAGTTTCCCGGGACATTTTGGGTCCGCTGATACTGTTAACCTCCGCAATATTCGCCCAAGCCGTTCCACTCCATCTACGGAATAGAGTGCCTACACCTGCAACAGCATTACTCATAGCATTACACCTCCTTTCTTTGGATTTCTAAATTTAAAACAAATCGTACTCTATCATTTTCATCCCAATCGAGTAGAGCTGGACCACTACTGACATAGATGATTTGATATTCACTGTTATTCCACACTTCATGATTCTTTCCGTGGAGTAAATCATATATTTGTTGCATTAAGTTCCAACCAGCTACATAACTATTATTTCTCACTCTTATTTGTACTGCCCGATACTCATACCCACTATTCCCTTCCAACTCCAAGAGAGGAGAACGTCCATAAGTATCAAAAATAGTAACACAATCATCTGGACTGTTCTCCTCCTTTCCAACAAACAAATTTGTAGCAAAAAGCAATCCTAAAGAGCTCTCACTCTCCAACATGTCCTTTATATCAACAGATGGCGCATTCATAATTTTTTAGATTCTTGTGCGATAATTTCCAGTATCTTCTTTTCATTTCGTTTTAAAGCAGCTTCAAGAAATTTTGGACCTGAATTTGGTCTATTCCAATTAATCTTCTTTCCCTTATCCACCATCTCATGTACAAACCAAGCATAATTTGCACTGAACCCAAACATTATCCCCGGAGTAGTTATATGATAAAACGGAGTAGTAAACCACGATCCCCGCAAGTTACCAGTATCAATAGGGATAAGAGGAGGAGTTTTATCCATATCTCTTCTGATTTCTGCTACAGCCAAAATCAATCCTTTCATGCTTCTCCCTTTTATCTTCTGAATCTCTACATTGAGATTTCTCATCACTCCTGGTATTCCTTTTAACCCTTGTGTCATACAAAACAATTTTACAAATACGCTATCCGAACAAATTCCGTTGTGCTTTTTGCCGCAGGAACTCTGTCAAACCTCTTTATTTGATAAGCACCACTCTCTTTTGGGGTGGGTGCACTATCTAAATCATCCAAATCCCCGAGATACAACCATCCTTGCTCATTCAAATCCTGTGTAACAAATACCCTTGCCCGAGAAACAATTTGATTTCCATCATTATCCGTAATCAAATCCTTTCGGTCTTCCCAACGACAATCAATTTCCACCGGATTGTCATAAGTGTATCCTCCATAACCATCCGGAGCAGGATTACCCCAGTACACTGCTTTCTGGGTGCAGAATCTTTGTATTGTTCCCATTACACTCATCAATCATCAAAACTTTTAATCGCTTTAAAATACACTCTTCGTTTCCCTAATTTAGAAAGAATTCCAGTGGAATCCAATTGCAAAACCATCTGTCCATAGGGAGATGACTCCAAATCCTTCCCAAATTCCCCGGTGTACTCAACGGATACATCCCCAACTTTCTCACTTTTTGCAGTACGTTCCCTTGTAGTACTAACCAGATGAGCTGCCCACCATTTCTCAATCTCTGTAAGGATGGTTTCACCCAATCCGGAATCACCCAGGTAAGTAGTTACCAATGAATTAGCTGTGTTTATGAATGATCGTAATACACTATCATCCAAATTGGTATTGTCCAGAATTTTACTGACTTCAATAACAGTTGTGCGTGCCATTTACTTGTCCTCCTTCCCAAGTTTAAACAATTTTGCCCAGATGAAATGAAATGAATAATACAAACAAATGTTAATGACATTCCATCCAAGCGAAAACTTCAATGCTTGATCTACTTGTCTCATTATCAAATAAAAGAACAAAAAATTGCAACCAATGATAAACAATCGATAAACAATTCCTTGTACGACTAACAAACCTACCTTTATCTTTCTCCAGCGAATCATTTTAACTCCTCCCAACTTGGACGTTCATAAATTGTTCCTGTCCATAACTTTCCCCCAGGAATGTACACTGTTCGGGAGTCTTTCCAGTAGCTCCGCATTACATCCCTCCATTTTCTCCGTGGGGCAATAAAACTCAACAATACTATCTCCCCACTCTCTTCATATCTCCCCGCTATCCGAGCGGCATGTACCAGATTTTTTAACCTCCCATCATCAGAGTAGTCCTGATTGCCAGTCTGCTCACGAAAGTCATCTCCATCCAACCACTTTACTTGAAGTCCTTCCTTTTCCAACTCCACCTTCAATGTCTTTGCATAATGTGTTTTACCAGCACCAGCTTTACCTGTAATTAAAATAACCATGTTATCCTCCTTTCTTCATTTGACGAGCTTTCCATAACTTTGGTTCAATGAATTTTACTACTTCTTCTCCCTTCCACTCTAATCCCAACCATTCTATCACACTTTTCATCTGACTATAATCCCCATCAACCATTCTCTCAGGCCAGACTACCTGACAATTCAACCCTTCTGTGATCATTTCCACAAACCGCTTTTCGTGCTGATGAACCCACCATAACCACCCCTCATCAATTGTAGTAGCTTGTACAGCTCTTAACTTGTTAGGGTGAGTAAATGCCGTCATGAATGCCGTTTTGCGACATGAACGTATAATGTCAGATGTTTTACGACGAACAATAACCCACTTAGCATCCGGGAAAGCATAATGCCAAACAGGCCACATCAAACACGCTTTAGCTCCCTTGTACATCCATGGTCCTTTTGTGTATCCTTCTTCCTTCATAATCTGTAAAACTTGCAGTCTCCAATCCCTCGGTATAGGAAGATTGTTTACATCTGGAAGAGGATACTGCCCCAACGGATCTACCCCTATCTTGCGCAAATATGGTTTTACCAACTGATTACGTATCCTGGCGTTTTCAAACATTCCCTTCTCATTGTTTTTATTGGGTCCTGACATGTTTCCTCCGAAAGCACCACAAATATTGATAACCCCAGCAACCATACTGGTACCACTCCTTGCACATCCGGTGATTAAAATAGGCTCCATCATTTTACTGCCAATATTGTTTAATCCATCCATTATTGATTTCATGTGGCCGAGGAGACCCATGACAAGACACAATTCTCGCATTATCAGGCAACCTTCTGCGAGCATGCCATTTGTACGATACAACTTGTCCCGGCAACAAATCTTGCCAACAGTCAATCTCTTGATCCTTAGTACAATGCCGAATCCAGTATCTTTCTCTTCCCAATGTCAAATGCTCCCACCTTTCTACCTCTTTAACAAAGGGAAGCCAAAATCGTCTTTCATTTTCTTCCCCCGCATAAAAACTCATTATATCCCCATCAATCTCAGCTAATTTTGCAGTAGGTGCAAATTTCCTACGAGTGCAAAAGGAACCTTTGTATCCCATTATGTCTCGCAAGTTCCCAACAATTACTACATCTAAGTCCAAGCACAATACCTGATGACCAAACAAACCTGCTTCTCGAGAGAACATCCATAAACGGGGAAGAACTCCCATTTTCGAAACCAACGGAAACGCTCTTATTTCAATACCACGATCTACTTTAACTTGTTCATTCGTAAAGCAAATAAATTTGAAATCACACTCAGCAAACCGACGAACTCCACGGAAAAGATTGTTAATGTAACGAGCAGGTAAATCATCTGCAATTCTCCCCACCCGATTGATATGGTGTTGCAACGGATTGTGATAACCTGCTGGCTGCTCATAATCCTTCTGCTGCCATCGATCACCTTGCCAATAGAAAATTATTACATACATAACTCCTCCTTTCCTCTTGCCCATTGTGCTAACCACGGAGCATACTTTGGATCGCGAAAAGAATCATTCTTTGGTTGTCCTGTGACTATGATTGTTTCCGAATGAAGAGGTTTACCAGCTTTTAACTCACCCATTTTTCGCAGCCATCTGTCAGGAAACGTTGGCTGATTGGCAATCCATTCTCCCATCAGATCCTGATCACTACGGTAAGTGTTCATATACCCCTTCGGGTCCTGCAAAAATCGCTCATAAACTTGTGTAGTACTTCCCGGTGTAAACAACATGACTGCCGCCTGATAACGACGAACCAACTTCCACCCTTCAACAGTTCTCCTTTTTCTGTTAGGAACGCGATTTTTGAACATAACCAAATTTCCGGGAAAATCCAGAACAGGAGCCAAAGACCGCACTACATGACTGTCTAAATCCAAATACAAGGTTCTTCCTTTTGGCAAATCTGGTCGATGAAGTTCAATTTTCCCCCACCATCCCGGCCAGTTATGTTTCATCATTATCTTTTCGGCTGGTACTTCCGCTGTAGGATCGTTTGTAAGGCAATAAAACGTGTACGGACGGTCAATGTGTTTATCCACCGTCTGACGAAGTCTCACCACATCATTCTCCGAAAAATCTCTTCCCCGGAAATTTCCTTTCCAAAGAATACACACTATGTTTATCCTACCACTTTGCATTTCTTGAACAATGAAAACTCAGTTAAATCTCTATACCCATTTTCCTCTTTCAAATCGTCGTTGTGTAATGGTATGTTTTGCATCAGGGCCAACCCATGAGCTGCCTCCTGAGGAGTCATGTACATATTCCAACCCATCTCCGTAATGTTATCCTCATGATATAACTTCTCATGCCGTCCTTCATACCGTGCTTGTTTAAACCACTCAGCAGCAAATTTATCGTCAGTTAAAATCATCCCACCTTTCCCTATCTTTAGGTGCTTTTTTATGTGAAAAGAAAGGCACATCATTGTTCCTGGTATATACATTTCCGTAGTAAACCGCTTAGCAGCATCATAAACCGGGTATGGTTCTAATTGATAAACCCCTTTCCAATCATTCTTGCTTCGATTGAACAATACTTCTCCCCCAGCTTGCATAACAGCCTGTGGAACAGACAGATATGTTTTAGATGGAATTTCCACAAGAACAACCTTCCAATACACACAACAAAGAAACAAGGCATTAGTACAACTATCTACTGCTATTGCGTAGGGAGCACCAGTGTAGTTTGCTACCTCCTCTTCAAACATCCTTACAATCTTGTAAGGATTGTGCTTACATTTGTATATTAAATTAGTTGTCATCTAAATCTCGTTCTAAATTTTTTCAGTGGAAATATAGAATACCCTCCAATATCATAAAAAGCAGATTTCAGTCTCAACAATCCTTTCCCACAGATCACCACAGGACGATCATCCACCATAAACAGTACTTTTCCAACGTGTTTTTCTCTTAATTCAACCTTAACATCAGGATACACTTCACAATCTTCCACTCGCACCAGCAAATCACCAATATTAGTTGTAGCTCCCAAATAGGGATATCCAACGGCATCAACAAAACGACAAATCTCCTCTGACGATTGACTCCAATCAATCCTGTAATCTTCCCCGTCACGCCAAACACTGTATGTAGCTTGATCCTCCTGCTGTAAAACAGTTGCTAAACCACTTACCAAATTAGAAGCCACCTCATGTACTAACTCTTGATACAACACAGCAACCATGTCCAAAACACTTCTGACTTTAATTGGATACTTAATTCCTATTTTCTTTTGAGCTACAATTTCTCCTGTGTCATAACCAACTGCTTCTTCTTTAACACATACAGCCGTCACTCCTATCTCTGTATCACCTTTTATCAAAGCATTTACTACTGGTGCAAATCCCCGATACTTTGGTAGTAATGAATCATGAAATACTATCAGTTTAAAGTTGAAAGGATCAATCATCCAACGCCAAGCCACGGCAATAACCCAATCTGTTGAAATTTTGTATTGATCACCACGTTCATACACAGGAATTCCCTGATTCACACAAAATGTCTTAATTTCATCACAATAATCCTTCTGTAATGCACTATCTCGAGCAGTTACAACTTGAACAACATTCAAAGAAGACACCTCATTAACCACCTCCAACAAAGTAGCATACCCTCGATATGTCATTACAAATAATGTTACTGCTATCATTGAATTATCAATTTATCCAAGTCAAAACAATTTACCTGTACCATAGATTCATAAACAGCCCAAGCCAATTCTGTATCTTTCTTTCCAATGTACTGTGCCTGCTCGTTTATTGCATTTTGAACGCTCTGTACATCCGTCCACGGTATAGTGTGTGGCATACTCAACACATTGGTCACACAACGAATTCCACGTACTCCCATCTCCACAATGCTGGTTCCTCCTCCAGCATATGCACTCAAAAACAATCCGACAAAAGACTGTCCATAAAACTCATCCGCTTTACCAGCATACCATTCTCTTGCCGGAATAGAATGATCCCCTATCAAAATAGGATAACCGTTTAACTGTTTAACTACTTTACTTCCATGATACTCAGGTTTTCCACGGTGCAAGTAAGCATATACCTTCTTTCCTCTTATCATGGGTTTTGGCTTTTCACGGACAGCCATACGAACCAAATGAATAGTCAATCCCTTGTCCTGCAAATACCTCTGTATTGCAGGAATATTAGTTACATGAATGATATTTGGACGATTTACCCTGTTCAAATCCGCTTTCCAACTATCGTTACCACACCAGTACAGAATGATGGTCCCCCTATGAGCCTGAATAAATCTGAGATCTGGTGCTTTGTAACATCCAAACACCACCACAGGTTCCCTCGAGTTAGTACACTTACGCAATCCATACTGCTGAAGAAACCCAAATTTCAGCATAGGTTTTGAGACATACCCCTGTCGTGCTTTTATTCCCATCGTATCTGTTCTTTTACTCCACACCAAACATTATCCACACCAGTGTATTTCCATCCGGGAAGGACTTCATTCAGTGCTTCTCGCACTCCCTCCAAATTACAATCATGTCCGCTGATTAATCCCTCCCCACGGAGAACTTTTCCCCATGCCTGCACATCTTTTTTAACCGCTGTGTATGTGTGATCAGCATCAATGAAAACAAAATCCAGTGGCTCTTCCACTTTTTCTGCCATCTCCCATGAACAACCTCGTAAAATGATTACCCGATCTCGATAAGGATACATCCTGTCAGTAAACTGTGTCATAATACGGACAAAATCCCAATGTCTGTAAATCTCCTGACTGTATGAGGAGTACCTCCCAAATTGAGAACCCCATAGATCCACAGCATACAATCTCAACTGCGGACAGCTTTGTAACAAGCGCACAGTAGTATTTCCTTCAGCACACCCCACTTCAGCACCTACTTGATACTGATTCTTGTGGATTTGATCAACCAACCAATCATACCTCTTTACCTTTCTTTTTCTCACCTTTCTCATAACAAATCCTTTACTCGCACCTTTGGAAATTCTTTAATCTTACTGTCCGGACTTGCATTAATAATTTCCACTCCCAATTTAGCAGCATCCCGTGCAATTAAAGGGAATCCTTCCAAATGTCTGTCGTACGGCAACTTGTGAACAACAATTCGATTTTCCCTTCCTTTCATGGTCCTTCTTTTATTATTCACAACAAACTGACTATAAAGTGAATGCCAATGTGTAGTCTGTTCATCTTTACCAATCGTCATATCAAAACCCAGCAAAATAATTCTTTTCACTCCCGTATGTACTGCTAAATTAATTGCCGCTGCCCCACTGTTAGCATTCCAACACACTTTAGACGGATCATTGCTGATTCCTCTGCCCTTGCTGTCTTTAGCTAAATACTTTATCCTGTACTCCTGATAATTGTTAGAGAATTTAGAATGACAAGTCACTTTCACTCCCCTCCACTCAAACAACTCCCGGGAGTACATGAGAAAGAACTTGTGATCACCAAAAAACATCATATCCAACCAATCCCCAAGTAAGAACGACGCATTAACTCCAACTACATGTTTACCATGCAAAGCAGAAAGGTAGGGAGAATATGCCTCCGGACCTAATTCGTTGGAATGAACAGCTCTTACTATATCAGGAGGAATTTCAAATTGTTCTGTAATAGAAGGTCCTCCTCCAATTACCCAACATTCACCTCCCTCCCACATACGGGGAACAATCCATCTCATTCCAAACTCTTAATCAAATCCAGAGCAGCCTGATGCCTCAATGCCTTCTCATTTACCACCTTACCGTTCTCATCTACAACATCATACCATCCTCCACTACTATGCGACACTGCTGTAAACTTTGACTTTGGAGCTTCCTCTCGTTGAGGAGGAACTCCTTTTTCAACTGGCTGGATCACATCCATAAAAGCACTCGGAAGTAATTTGGGATCAGCCATAAAATGTTGCCCTGGTTTGATGATTTTACCCTGATAACGCAGGGAACCAGTTCCTAACTTAATGAACTCCTTCAAATTACCCTGATCAGAATTTAATATTGTACGTTTCATACCTACTGAATTTTTAGTATTCATAATAAACTATGTAAAATCACATGATTAGTGATCTTACTTTTTAGGCAGCATGTACAATTCCACAATTTCCATTGTAATCTGCACGAATCTGCGGGACCTGGATGGTCATTACTTTGTACCGATGTACTAATTTTCCTTCAGTGCTCCACTCAACATTCTGAATACCCATACCCTGAACAAGACGAACCACATCATTGGTCATCTGCACCAGTAGTACATTATCCGCATTGGTTGATTCCTCACTGTCATATAGATAATCTACCATGCGAATGTCCAAAATACCACTAATCTTCTTGATTCTCTCTCTGATAGTAGTTCCTGGAGTACTGGTGTCATAATCCTCATCCAACACTGTTTCGTACTTAGTTGGAATGTATAACATCCAAGGACCATAGTGATGTGCATCGATACTTGCTTGTTTCATCGCCAGAACAAGATCAATGATGTTTTTTGCCGTGGTTGCTGAATCATCCCATGCACCATAACTACTCAAATCCACCTGATTACGAGATGGATGGTTCAGATAACTGTAAATTGTGCCTCCACCAAAGGTGTATGTTTCATCCTGAAACAACATCTTTTCCAGTTTCTCTTGCACCTTGCGAGCAGCTCTCTCAGCCAAGGTGGTATCCAGCGGCTGTCCCAACTTACGGCTTGCCTGTAATACCCTTTCGTTGATTTCATAATCAGCATGGATAATTGGCAACGGTAAGTAATTGGTTCCAAATGCCGGACGATCTCCCTTGCTACGGTTAACACCGTCCATTGTCAGCTCGGCTTCCAGTGCATCAGATACATCATGATACTCCAAAACTGTCGAACCCATCCCATTTCCAATGGTGTAAACCAATCCCCGAGATATCAGGTCTTGAATACCACCGAGACGTGCCTCAGCTACTTTCAACACAGCATCATCCAAGGCTTTCCACTCATCCCTACGAAGGGTTGCGTGAGTGACTGGGATGGTAGCATAACTCTGTATTGACTTAGGATTCCCTCCTTTGTACACAGTTACGTATGCCTGACCATCCTCCCCTACAAAGGGTTTCATCATTCCCGCATCCAACCTGTTGTTACTTAAAATCTGTCTTGCTACATCTCCCCGGAATTTCCCGTCAGGAGTGAACAGATCAACACTTGCTAAATCTTTCATCATTTCCTCCTTTCTTTGTTAAACAATTCGAACAAGAATTCTCCGGGCATATCCTAACTCTTTGCTGGATTCCTCACCTGAGGAACCGGAAGTATCAACTGCCTCCAGTGCCTGAGCAACGATAGCATTTGGATACTCCACAACATCCGCAGAGTCAGTTTCGTGCTTCTGAAGATAACCGGCACCATTTGATTCCAGATAATCTCCAATAGACACGTTGTTGCCATCAGCAAGGATCGCATACACCATTTCTCCCCTTACGGGAATCCAGGTCTGTACCTTGTCATCGGCAGCGTAGGCATCTCCAATGCCTTCTCCTTCCAACTCATTTTCCAGAGCAAACATAGGAAGAGCATTCTGTCCCGCACCGGAGTGAGCTTGTACCTTTCCGGCACTGGTTAATTCCAGCAACATCCCGGGAGTAATAGCAGCAGCTGCTTCATACTCCTCTACAATGTCGAGGAACTTTTTAATCTTAATTGTGTTGTAAGTCATTTTTATCCTCCTTTCTTATTTCTTTTCTGACTCAACTTCAACTCCGGCAGGAAGCAACGGCTCCACTGCTTTACCTTTACTATATGTCCCGAAATATGACCCACTTACGGCGGAATAATCCTCACCTTCCTGGGGTTCTTCGGTTTTCTTTATGGACTTATGAATCTTGATGAGTGTGTCAGTATTCATCTCTTTCAACTCATCCTCAGTCCACGTTCCCTCCGCAGTGTTTTCGGTGATGTCCTTAATCATCGTAGTCCTGCGTTCACTGTTCAATTTCAATCCCGATTTGAAAGCATCAGCGTATTCATCCGGTACCAGCTTCAGAAAATCTTCAGGTTTCTTCAGACTGGTCTTTAGCACTTCCAATGCTTTTTCCATCATTAGCTCTGGCTCTTT